CGACCCATTACGTAACTTTAGATTCTTAGTTACGTTCATTCCACAAGACAGCACAAACACAACGCTGACATCTCTTAAGACAGCAACGTTTGGGTTTACTTCCGTATCGGGTATGGCGGTTACAACTGACTCTATCCCTTACCGTGAAGGTGGATACAACACGACAGTTCACCAGATTCCTGGTCAGACTTCGTTCACACCTATCACACTACAGCGTGGCGTGATTCTAAACACCAAGCAGAACTACGACTGGATGCGTAACCTTTTTGCAACTGTTGCATCAAACGGCTCTACACGTTCAGCAAACCAGAACTTCCGTTGCGATTTGGAAATTGAAGTTCTTTCACACCCAATCCCAAAGGCTGGACCAGACGATACTACTGCAGCACAGTCTGACCACACAGCAATGCGTTTCCACGTATACAACTGCTGGCCAACTTCTGTGGCTTACTCTGACCTCAACGCTGGTGACAATGCTCTGTTCGTAGAACAGATGACACTTGTACACGAAGGCTTTGATGTTAACTGGGCACCAAACCTAACAACAAACGCAGCAGACTTCTAACAAAGGACTAACATGACGAAAACAATTAGTGCAGCGGCTAATCCCGCATTGGCAAATAATCTGATTAATGAGGCGATGACTGAAAAGGCAGCGCCTGCAGAAGTAAAGATTACACCTCCTTCAAACAACATAGTGACACTCCCTGGCGGGTACATAACACCCGCTGGGGATGTCGTTATGGAAGCAGAGGTAAAAGAACTTACTGGTTCTGATGAAGAAGCAATTGCTCGTGCTTCGAACGTTGGTAAGGCAATCCTCACAATCCTTAGTCGAGGAACTGTAAGAATTGGAGAGCAGAAGGCTGACGAAAGACTGTTAGACCAATTGCTATCTGGAGACAGAGACGCTTTAATTCTAGGAATCTTTAAGGCAACCTTTGGCAGTGAGACAGAGGTCACCGCTTACTGTGATGGCTGTTCAGAGTTCAAGACTATTGGACTTGATATTGATACAGACATTAAGACCAAGATGTTGGCAGACCCAATCAATGACCGTGTGTTTACAGTGGAAGGTAAGAACAAAGTATTCACTGTTCAACTTCCAACTGGCTTGGCACAAAAAGAAATGATTAATAATGCAGACAAGACATCTGCTGAAATTAACACCATCATGCTAGAGCACACAGTCATTAACATTGATGGCGCTCCTGTGCTCAGCAAGTTGCAGGTACAAAACCTCGGTCTTACAGACCGTCGTAAGATTGTTGATGAAATCAATGCACGAGTCTCAGGACCGCAGTTTGATGAGATTTCAGTGACCTGCCCAGACTGCGAAAGCGAGGTAAGCGTTCCAATTAATTTTGGTACCTTATTTCGATTCTAAATTTATACCGTACACCCACCTGGTAGCAGAGTGGTCAACGTTAACTACATCCTTTAGGGGATGGACATTGACGGAGATAAAAGGCTTATCACCAAGAGAAAGAAAGAATTGGCTAGAAGTAGCCAACTACATCAGAAAGGACTGAGCACATGACAATGGTAACCAAGATTCAGTCCTTGACTGGTGGTGTTGATAAACTTACAAAGAGCGCTGACGCACTTCTTGATAAGTTAACTAAGATTAATGAGATGGCTGGCAAGAGCATCACTGCTGCCAATGGAGCCCTCAATGCTGCTGGTGGTCAATTAAATCTTGCCCAAGGAAGTAGCCTTAATCTTGGTGTAAACAATGCACGTTTCCCAGCAACAGCACAGAACGTCGGTGGTGGAGGAAACACTATCTCTGGCAGCATGGGTGGATTCTCATTTATGCCACCAACACCTGGCATGGTGGCTATGCAAGTCGGTGCACAAGTTGTCAACGGTGTCCTCGGCGCTGTTCCAGACGTCGGTACAACTATGCAGAACGCTCTTGGGTACTACCAAGCAGGACTTAAGGCTCCTGGCATTAGCCGAGGAGCATTAGAGCGCTCCACTACCTCTGCTATGCGTGGCGGATTCTCCAGCACTCTTGGTGGCTCTATCACTGCAGCAACACTAGCAGCAGGTGGCTTTACTCCAGGCAGTGCAAACTACCAACAAGCAGCAGGACAAGTTGGTCGTGCATATAACTACATGGGTATCGATAACCAAAGTGCTGCAAATGCGTTAGTTGCAATGCAGAGTGGCTCAATGGGTGCGAACCTCTATCAGTATGGTCTTACTACTTATAATCCCGCTACTGGTAAAGATAAGACTATGGGGCAAATTGCTAGAGAATTAATGACCACAATGGGTGGTGCAGGAGCAACTGAGGAGCAGGTCCGTAGGTCATACCAGAAGGGTGCTCTGGGAGCCAACCTCTCAACGATGGGCTTCGACCAGACAACCCAGCAGATGCTTTATCAGGCAATGATTGATATCTCTGCAGGACGAAATCCAGACACAGCAACTCCCGCTAAAGGTAATGCAAACACAATGCTTACTGCTGCTGGGCGTATGAATGCGTCCCAAGCAAAGTTAATGACATCTGCAGAAGATAGAATGATTAAGGGCTTTGAGAATGCTGCCGATACTGTCGAGGCATTCAATCGTGCGTTAACAAATGTTATTGGACCACTTGCTCAACTACAAGGATTTGTTGGCGGAGTTAAGGGCACAAACCTAAAAGAGCCAACTAACGCTCTGTCAAATATTGTTAAGACTGTCACAAACTTTTTTGTTGGTCGAGGCCCTAAAGGTGGAAGCACCAGCGGTTATGGCGCTGCCTTTGGTAAGGGTGGAGGAAAGGTTGGGGCTGCGCCAGTTGCAGGCGGTGTAACTGCGGCCTACGGTGCTCAAGACAGTTCAGGCATCTGGTCGTCCACCAACGGTGCTCATACAGGTACAGATTACAACGTCCCAGAAGGAACCCCTGTAACAGCAGCAATGGCTGGTGTTGTATCTGCGGTAAATCTAAACGCAGATTACGGAACGTCAGTAATGCTTGACCATCCAAACGGATATCAAACAATTTATGCTCACCTAAGTGCTAAGCAAGTAAATGTTGGCGACACAGTTACTAAGGGGCAACGCCTTGGTAAATCAGGTAAGAGCGGTAACGCTACTGGTCCTCACCTTCACTTCGAGGTAAGACAGGGTAAGAACAATCCAGTAAATCCGTCACAACTATTGGGTGGTGACAGTAACGACATCCTTAACCCATATTTTGCAAGCATCCTACCAACTCAAGATGAAGTTCTTGGCGTAAGTCAATCTCCAATAGCGGGTAATTCGTCAGGCTCTGGAGGAAGTCTTCCAGCAGATGCAAACGTTGATTTAGTAGCAACTCTAAAGAGGGCAGGCTTTTCTGGTTCTGCTCTTGCGACAGCGTACGCCGTTGTTAGAGCAGAGTCTGGTGGACGTTCTAATGCTTATAACGGAGATGCAAGTACAGGTGATAAGTCTTACGGATTATTCCAAATTAACATGTTGGGTAAACTTGGTCCAGAACGTTTGAACAAGGCTTGGAAAACAGCAGGCGGAGATACGTTTAAATTAAGTAGTGAACAAGACCTATTTGACCCAATGAAGAATGCACAAGTTGCATACCACATGTCTAATGGTGGTCAGAATTGGAGTGCATGGACTACCTACACCAGTGGGAAGTACAAGCAGTTCTTAGACCAAGCACCTTCAGGTGGCGGTGGTTACGGGACAGCCTTCCCAGTCCCAACCCAATCAACTGGGTATACAGCAGCAGTGCCTGCTGGAATTACAGGTGGAAATAACAACACTGTTAATGTAACGCTAAAAATTGAAAAAGCGTCTGATGAAGAAGCGGAGCGCTTTGCACGTAAGGTAACAGCGTATCTACAAAACGGTACCGAGATATCAATGATGGGAAGTTCCTGATGTCCACACAGAGTGACTACGAGAAGAACCGTAACGCTGCTTTAGATACCAAGAAGAAGGTCACTAATCAGCGTGAAAAAGATAACGTCAAGAAGAATGCTGCTAAGGCAATTAAATTGTACGGCGATAAGATTCGTCAGATACAGACTATTAATATCAAGCCAGCAAAGCAAGAGATTGCAATTCTTGAATCCACTATTGCTATCCGTAAACGTCAGTACAACGATGAATACAGAACGCGTTTGCCGTTAAACGCAACTGACATCTCAATCCTTGAGAACGACCCAACCTTTGGAAGCAAGGGTACTGCGGTGTTTGAAAAACAAGTGTTAGGATATAAAACACGAATTAAAACAGCAGAAAAAGAAATTACAGACTACGAAGAAAAGATTAAAGAACAACGAAGAATTCTTGATGGTAAGAAGCCAGAGCCTCCTGCAAAAAAGAGTTCTGGAAAAGGTGGAGCAAATGTTAATGGCTCTGAAATTATTGGTGGAAACGTAACCTTTACTAAAGACTATAAGTACAACGCACCAATGGTAAAGAGCGCCTACTTCACAAGTGCAAAAGGATTAAGTTCTAGCCTTGTTGGTGTAACCAACGATGGAAACTTTGTTGACCAAGGTGCGTACGCAGACGCTATGCGTGCCTGGACTGGGACAACAGGCGGACGTGGAACAATTCAGATGGACCGTCAGTTCACAACTAACTTGGCTCAAAATTTAGGTGGAGCAAATGCCAACATGCCTCTTGACCCACAGATGTACGGCTTTAAGTTCTTGTACAACCCTAAAGAAGTTGCAATGGCTTGGGGTGTTATGGACAAGATGGACCCAACCTATATCGCTAGTGGAAGCGAAGTATTCAACGTCATCTCCGCTGGGTTGATGTCTGCGAC